GATAATAGATACGATGATAATTTACTTTCAACACACGATAAAATTAAAATACCTTGTATAAAGACAGAGAGATTATTTGATATATGGACAGATAACATTTCTCTCGATGATAGTATAGGTGAAATACCTAGAATAAATGATAAATATAAAGTAGCTACTAGTGAAGTGATACTCATAAATGAAGGTCAATTCTTTCCGGATTTATTTAATTTTGTAAATAAACTTCTTAAAAGTGAAAAACAAATTTATGTTTGTGGATTGGACGGAGATTTTGAGAGAAAAAAATTTGGACAAATAATTGATCTTATTACTTTATGTGATAAAGTTGAAAAATTAACTTCTCTCTGTTCAATATGTAAAAATGGAAAAAAAGGTATATTCTCTATGAGATTGACTGATGAAAAAGAACAAACTGTTGTTGGTTCAGAAAATTATATTCCAGTTTGTAGAGAATGTTACATATTAAAAAATCAATAATATAGAATTCCTTAAATATATTTTAAAACGATTTAAATTGTTATTTATAATTAACATATAAATAAGATGACTAAAAATTTGCCGGGAAATATCGATAAACACGAATCCAATGTTGTACTTAAAAAACGCGGGAGAAAATCTAAAAAAGAAATTGAAGAAGCTAAGAAACTTTCCGAAAGTTCAAGTAAACAGAATTTTTTTACAAACAATTCTGAAGAAAATATTGTTGTAAATATAGAAGAAAATGATGATTTGACTAATATAAATACATGTTGTATAGATGAAATTATAAATTCAGATGACGATAATGATAATGATAATGAAATTGAAACACCAGTATTATCTGAACAATTAACGCTTGAAAATAAACCAGTTGCTAAAAAAAGAGGACGCAAACCTAAAGGAGGCAAAATAATTCAGCAAATTATACCATTGAATAATACTAAAGAAACTAAACCAAATGTAATTCTACATTTAAAATGTTGTTTAAAAGATTTAAATTCAAGTAATTTATTTGGATCAAATCTTGATGGGTTTTCTTTTAATAATAAAAATGATTTTTGTTATGATGTTGTTAATAATAGAGAAAATATTAATATTAATATTAATGAATATATAAACGCACCTGCAAAATTAACAGAATATGAACCCGATAATGATAACAGCAGTAATGATTATGAAACTGAAATAAATAAAAGTAAAGATACTGACATTAGGGATATTTGGAAAAAGCTTAAAATACTTGAACATAAATTACACATTAATTCTATTGATAACAAAAAATCGGCATGTTTTTGGGACACTTGTGAATTTGATAATCCACCAATTTATATACCAAAACATTTTATGAATGAAACATATCATGTTTATGGTTGTTTTTGTAGTCCTGAATGTGCTGTCGCTCATTTAATGGAAGAAAATATTGATAGCTCAGTTAAATTTGAAAGATATCATTTAATGAATCATATTTATTCTAAGGTTTATAATTATAACAAAAATATCAAACCTGCACCTAATCCTTATTATATGTTAGAAAAGTATTATGGAAACTTAAGCATTCAAGAATATAGATCATTATTACGTAATGAACGATTATTCTTAGTAGTAGACAAACCATTAACGCGTATTATGCCTGAACTTCATGAAGATAACGATGACTTTATTATTAATAATAAAATAATACCATCTAATACATATCAAATAAAGAAAAAAATTCAAAAAAAACAGACTAAAACAAATATTTTGAGTGAGCGATTTGGATTAGCACAAACTTAAAATAATATAGAATTGTACTTTGCTATATTATTTTCTAATTATTTATATATTATGGATAGTGAAACTGGTGAACAGATATTAACATTAAATTCTATAATTGAATACATTAGGGAAAATTTTATTGGATTACTTTTACTCATATCAGTAGTTTTAATTATTTATGTTGTTGATCATATTAATTATTTAAATTCTATTGTTTTTACAACACCTACTCCTATTATGGGAATTTCTAATAAAATTCAGAACAATATACCAAAAATACTCCCAAAAGGTAAAAAAAACAAAAAACATTAATCAGTATACAACAATTCATATAATCCTTCTTCATTCAGTCCAGTTTGTCCTAATTCTGATTTATAGCCAAGCTGATTACCAATTAATCGCGTACAATTGCTTATAAAATCATAAGACCAATGAGTATGACCACTTATCCAACATAAAACATTATTCAAATAAAATTTTGACAATGTGTTATCTGGCCAACTAAAATATAAATTTTCTTTCCGAGTATCCATCAAATATTTAGGATTCGATGTTCCGGTTCTTAAAGGAGGAAAATGTGTCATAATTATTGTTTTTTTTGTATTATTAATTAAATAATCTTGTAATTTACTAGTTGATTCATTTGACATCTCATTTACATAACCTATGTCTAATTTTTTCTCTCTCGACTCCTTATTGTTATAATAGGAAATATTATTATAATCATTTATATATTGTTTTGCGATATGGGTTGATTCAAATGGTGGAATAGTCCAAAAAGTGCTACCATATACATTTATATCGTCATTCAATGATGTAAAATCATTATTTAAATAAAATATATTTTTATATCTCTCTGTTATTCTATATTTATATTCAAATTCTAAATAATTTAGATTATTTTTTTGACTATAATATTCATGATTACCTGGAATATAAAAAATTTTTTCCCAATGAAGTGAACAATAATCTAGAAATGGATAAAATAAAGTATTATAAATTTGAGAAATATCACCAGCTAAAAACAAATATTTAGCTTTTATTGGTAATTCTGGTAATTTATTCCATAATTCAATATGTATATCAGAATAAACTTGTATTGATAATTTTTTAATTGACATATTATAAGTAATATTTTATATATTTAAGTTGTTTGATTACACTACTTTTTTAACTTCACCTTTATCAACTCTTTCTCTATAATTACGCATAGCGCCATCTAAATGATTTCTTAATTGTTTATATATTTCTTGATTTATTGACTTAACTTGTGGTGATTTTTTTTCAATAATACCCAAAAAGTCTTTAATAACAGAAATTTCGTTAAAATCAAATATCTTTAATTTTTCTCTAGCAATTTCTTCTGTATAATCAGTTTGACGCATTATTATTTGAATTTTGCCTTGAATTTGATCAGTCTCAACTAATGAAATATTGTCCATATATGAAATAGATAAATTATTTTTTAAATCATATTAAACGAATAGTTATATATAAAAATATCAAAGAATGAGAAATTCAAAAAAAATACATTTATTTAATACCAAACCATTAATTAGTGATGTTGAAAAAGTAATTCAAAAAGGTTTACATGATATTTTATCTGAGTATATGGAAAGATATGATATATTAGAACAAACGCATAAAAAAATAATGGAATTACCATCTATTGCTTTAGAATTAGGAAAAAAAAATAATGTTGTTCATGAGATATCTGAATCTGAATCTGAATCTGAAACTGAATCTGAATCTGAAACCGATTCTGAAACCGATTCTGAAACTGAAACTGAATCTGAAACCGATTCTGACGATGTACCTATATTTCAAAGTATTAGAGATATGACTCACGATTTAATTTGTGAGGAAATTTCTAAATTTGAAACCAGGTTAGATAAGATTGAGAAAAATTATGATTCAATTGTTCCTGTTTTATCTAAGATTTTTTCTATAATTACTGAATTAAATAATAATAATAAGACAATTAAAAATGAACAACAAAAAGATGTGGTGTTAGAAAATACTACTATTGAAAATATAGACAAATCAACTGTTGTAAAAACTAGTGAAAATGAAAATATAGAAATACATATTGAAGAACCACAAGAAAAAAATATAGAAATAAAAAATCATGTTGAAAGTATTGAAAGCGATGAAGATGAATTAAAGCCTGTTATTAGTACTTCTTCTACAATTTCTTTAAAAGAAGAAAAAGAAGAATCTGAAAAAGCTGATGATAAACAAGAACAAGAGGTAGAACAAGAGTTAGAACAAGAGTTAGAACAAGAGTTAGAACAAGAGTTAGAACAAGAGGTAGAGCAAGAGGTAGAACAAGAGGTAGAACAAGAGGTAGAGGAAGAAGAAGAGGTAGAACAAGAGTTAGAAGAAGAGGTAGAACAAGAGGAAGAAGAACAAGAGGAAGAAGAACAAGAGGAAGAAGAAGTTGAAGAAGAACAAGAGGAAGAAGAAGAGGTAGAACAAGAGTTAGAAGAAGAGGTAGAACAAGAGGAAGAAGAACAAGAGGAAGAAGAAGTTGAAGAGGAACAAGAGGTAGAACAAGAGGAGCAAGAGGAACAAGAAGAAAATGTAGTTGTTCATGATGAAGCTAGTATTGAAACCGAAACCAAAGAAGAACCTGAAGAAGAGGATGAAGAAGAAATATTTGAAATTGAAATTGACGATAAAACATATTGTACAAATGATGATCAAAATGGATACATATGGATTCTAACAGATGATGGAGAACAAGGCGACAAAATTGGATATTTGAAGGAAGGCGAAGCTTTCTTTTATGAAGATGAAAAATAAAATATAAATATATTATAAAATGATAAATTTATGTGCTCCAGCTATTATTTATTTAATATTTTCAATTACTCAAATACTTATTGACACATTTAAGGGTCTTTATAATACTGCTTTTATAAAAATTATAGTAACAATTATGGTAACATTATTATTAAATATACTATGTGAAAAAGGTCTAAGTGTAGTGTCGTGGATTATTGTTTTTATACCATTTATTTTAATGACCGTTATAGTAAGTATGTTATTATATATATTTGGTTTAGATGCTGCTACAGGTACTCTCAAATATAAATGTGATGGTTCAACATCATCGACTAATTGTGGTAATAATATAACGATTGATGCTTTAGGAAATATTATCATTTATGATCCAGAATACAATTCTAATACAAATCCAGTATATTATAAATCACCAAATATTGTTGTTCCTAATCCAAACGCAAATAATCCTCAACCTGTTAAAAGATTTACTCCAGTTCCGAGTGGTTCTACTAGTCCAGCATATGAGAGCTAATTAGAAAAAAACTCTAAATAAACTATTTAAACAATTGTCACTATTAATAATTATAATAATGACAATAATATCGTTTTTTTTTATAGTATATCTTTCAACATTATTAGTTAAAATTGGTATAATATTATTGGATATTATACAAAAAAGATATTCTGAACAGTTTGAAAGATTTATAATTGATTTTTCATTTGGTTGTATTTATTTATTTAGTAAGTTTCAAATTGTTGTTATCAGACTTAATAATAAATTAAATACATTTATAGATGAAAATCCATTTTTACTAAAAATAAAAAATTATATTAATAAAATCTTATCTGAAATTAATTATTATAATATCACTGTAGAATATGAAAATAAATTTTGTATAAAAAATTATGTTGAAAATGGTTTTACATATAAAAAAATTATTTTTGATGGACAAGAAACAACTGATTTATTTGAATTGTCAGATATAAAATTTATACTTCTGGAATTTTCAATAGGAGAAACGGATTATGATAAATACAAAATAGACCTAAAAACAGATTCTTTTACTTATTATTTAGTTGGTAATAAATTTAAAAAGGATTTTTTCATTTTTTACATTAAGAATCATTTAAATATTAATGATAAAGCTATCAAAGATGATAAATGTTCCCTTAAAATTATAGATCCTCATATTAATAGTGTTAATTTCGAATTCAAAAATGAAAATGACAGCATTATATTAGAAAAAAATGGTTACAAATTGATTTCTACTATTAAGTCAGATAAAGAATAATATATATATTTAAAACTATTTAAAAAAAAATTGAGATAATAAATTACGATATGTTATCCCAGCATACAGATACAATGGAAGCAGCAACTTTAAGTTCAAATATGGAATCATTTCACAATTTGTCTGATAACTGGACATTATGGGCGCATTTGCCTCATAATACTGATTGGAGTTTAAAAAGTTATATTCCTATTTATACTTTTACAACAATTGAAGAAACTATTGCCGTAACAGAATCATTACCACCAACTCTTGTTGAAAATTGTATGTTATTTATGATGAGACAAGGTGTTAATCCTATATGGGAAGATCCTAAAAATAGAGATGGTGGTTGTTTCTCTTATAAAGTTTTGAATAAAAATGTTGCCAAAGCTTGGTCTGAATTAACATATAGAATTGTTGGTGGATCAATTAGTAGCGGAAATCCATTTATCAATAGTGTTACTGGGATAACTATTTCTCCAAAGAAAAACTTCTGTATTATAAAAATATGGATGACAAATTGTAATCATCAAAATCCTGCTGTCGTATCACCCGTTAAGGGATTACAAGCTCAAGGATGTTTATTTAAAAAGCATACACCTGAATATTAATTAAAAATAAAATTGTAATTTTTAATATTATA